AACCTGAAAGAGCTAGAGCCGCTTGGAATTGACGAGTTGCCCATCGTCCAGATTGACAACGGCAGGCGCATACGCGGTTTCGGCAAGTCCGACTACGCCGACATCCTACCCCAGCTCGCGGAAGTCAACGAGCGCACCACCCACGTTGCTATTCAGCTCCTGAAGAATCTTGATGCCAAGCTGACGGGACCCAAGGGAATGCTTGATGAGAAGACAGGCAAGCCGGTGCAGTGGGAGGTTATGGAACGGGAGAACAACGAACAGCCCAAGCCTGAGTATGTCCTCAACGACAATCCCCTCATCGCCGAAACCTACAAGCACGTCGAAAAGCAGCTCCAGTACATCTCGTGGTTTACCGGCGTTCCTATGTTCGAACTACTCTCCACGTCGGCCAACCCGGAGCGCGTGGAAGCCCTGAGGATGAGGCTCTACTCGGCCATCAGGAAGACCGACACCAAACGCTCCAAGCTCAAAAAGGGATTGAAGGACATCCTTCGCAAAGGCCTCAAGTTGATGGGAATCACCGAGCCTGCGGACATCGACATTCGGTTCGGCGATGTGCTGCCCAAGGACACGCTGACCGATACCCAGGCCGAGCAGATAAAGGTGCAATCCGGCCTCTCCTCGAAGCGGTCGTCCATCAAGCGCCTTGAGAACTACGACGACGAACAGGTAGACGCCGAGCTCGCAACCATCGAGCAGGAGAACCGCGTCGCCGGCATAGACCCAGCTAACCCACCAACCATATGAGCAGCTTCATCACGAACAAAATCGACCAGCCCCTTCCCGACCGTGTAGGCGAAAACGCCAAGCGGCTGGAGGCTTTGCTGTCCGCCGTGGACTGGAAACGACTAGCCAAGTTTGCCTTCCTGATTCACTTGGGACTGCTTTACTTTCTATTTACAACGATAGTCATCACTCGCCTCGCCCTTCATATTTTCTAAACCCCTATCCCCCGCTGCTGGGTGTCACTCTAACACTCCCCCGGTCACTCTGAAGAGGGTAGGGGATAGGTAAAACCCCTGTATTTATTGGCTTTTCTGTGTTATCCCAAACGACGTCCCTTTTGCCACTTTTGATGATAGGGGACTTGAAAAGTGGCATCCAATACCCCTTCAGCATGGTGTGCCATAGCATGTGGCAATTCCAACAAAGGATCATTAGGTTATTTATGTGATTTGTACCACCGCATCGACGCGGCTTGATATGGTGTATTTGGGTCTTACGGCTAGAATCACAACGAAAGCACCTTTCGCCTATGAGTCTTTTGACTTCCCGTATCGTGTTGCTCGTTAGCGGCCTAACCCCTAGGACTTTATCAGACCTGTTATAATCTCGGATTCTAGCAATATTTCTATTCCGGTATGCTTTTTTGCCGGCGAGATAGGCAGCTCTATTTCTCACTTTCCATTCCTTACGTTGGCACTTGTCTGAACAGAATTTACGCTGTTTGCCACAAAGGGGAATCAGGCAGATGATACAATTCATATAATTAGCTCATTTAATATTTTCATCCTCATTATATCACTCCCCTAGGGAGTGGACAACACAGACATTTATATTCTCAGAAGTTATTATGCCCAAAACACTCGCACAAGCCGCTGAATCTCGTCTAAAAGAGCTCGTTTCATACGTTCGCGCTTTGGACGACGGCACCCAGCGAATCATCCTGTCTGCCATCAAAACACGCCTCACCGACCCTGTCGTCAAAGCACAGTTGGCCGAGGTTGAGAAACTTGCCCAGGCTACAGACGCGCAGATCCGCGCCTGGCTCAGCCAGCACGTTCCGGCAGGCTACTTTGACGGCTACTTCGCCGCTTCGAAGAAGGTGAAAGCCCCAGTTCTCACCTACCAGGCATTCCTTGCCAGCGACAAAACGCTATTCCACAGGGAAGCCGTCAATATGCTTCTGAAGGACAGCTACTCGGACTTTGCGCGCACGATGAGCCAGGCCGTAAGAGGTGCGGAGCGCATACTCACGGAAACTGCCCGCCAACAGATACGCGGACAACTCATTGCCGGCGACATCCAGGGACAATCAATTTACAAGATTGCCAAGGACATCCGGCAGACCATCGCTGAAGACGGCTTTCGGGTGATGATTGACCGAGCCGGTCGCAAGTGGCAGCTCACCGACTACTCGGAGATGCTTGCACGCACCAACCTCATAAAGACGGCCAACGAGGGCGTCGCAAACCGCCTCTCCGAACTCGGTTATGACCTGGTGGAGTGGATGACCGGTGAAAACGCCTGCGACATCTGCGACCCGTTGGACGGCGAAGTATTCTCCCTCTCCGGCAACAGCGACCAGTATCCCGCGCTTGACCAGCAACCGCCGCGCCATCCGAACTGCCGCTGCTCACTCGCCCCACGGCCTGACCTTGAATAACTTTACATATCTCTTAGCCAGCACTTACTATGCAGTTGATAAAACATCCGGTTAGAAGTTCCGGCCTCAAAAGCTTCATTCCAGTTTGAGACTCTGGCCCATAAAAGCCTCACTTGGAGTTTAGTCCACTCCACCCAATTAAAAAGACGAACAACCAATGCTCATTATTGAGAAAGACGGCAACCGCTATGTTGCCGACAAGGACGGCAAAGTCCTTGAAGAAGACGGCAAGCCCGTCGCGTACGACCCAGCTAAGCACAAAGACCCCGACCCAGACCTTTCAGCTTTCGAGCTGGAAGCCCTGGCCAAGGCCAACCCGCACGTAGCGCGGATACTGCAGGAGAAGCAGGATGCCGAAATGAAGGCCAAGGAATTGGCCGATGCTGATGAGGCGAAGAAGCAGAAGGAAGCCCAAGAGAAGGGCGAGTTCCAGAAGCTCTTTGAAGAAGCCTCAGGCAAGCTGAAGGAGAAAGACGGCGAAGTAGGCAAATACAAGGAACTGGTCAAGGGCTACACCGAGACCATCGACGCTCTGCTCAAACAGATGCTTGAACAGGTTCCGAAAGACAAGCAAGCGCTTATCCCTGCTGACTACTCTTCCAAGAAGAAGCTGGAGTACATATTAGCCAACGCCTCAGCACTGGGCGCAGAAACAGTGCTCAAGAAAGGCTCCGACGTTCCCCCTAACGACAAAGCACCGGCCACCGATGAGGCCAAGCTGGTAGCTGAAATCGAAGAGTTGCAGAAGAAGGGCGGTTCCCGAACACCGACGGAAAATACGTTGATGTGGGAGAAGGCCAAACAACTCAAGGAACTTAGGGCAAAGAAATAAACTTAACCCTAACAAACAAACACTATGGACTTAGGTCTACATTTAACCCTCTCTGACACCAACTCCAAACTTGACCCGGAAGTGTTAGCCATTGCCGAACAGGTCAATCCGACCTTGAGCAATGCCTTCGGCAAAGTCTGGGACTTGTTCAAACAGAGAGTGTCCCCAATCACCACCGATGAGTACAAGGTATTGGCTCGCTCCTATACCGCTCCGACAGTTAACACCGGCACCTCAGGTTCCGGCTTACTGTGGGACTCCACTTCAGCCGCAACCGGCTTGACCATGGACAGCGCCACCATTGACCGCATCACCGTAGGTGACGTGCTCTTAGTTGAAAGCGAAATCGTAGTTGTGAAATCCATTGACCGCTCCGGCAACACCATTGCCGTTTACGAAAGAGGCGCTGGTGAAACCGATGGCGCGGCTCACGGCACCGCCGCAGTTGCCGCTAAAATCATCGGCAACGCCGCTGTTGAAGGCAAAGTGGACGTGGAAGCCATGGCCGAGCAGACTGCTGTCTACACCAACTACTGCCAGTTGGTGGAAGAAAGCATCGACTTGTCCTTGGAAGACACTGAACAGAACCGCAAGTTAGGCAGGACTGAACCGATTTTGAAAGGTGAAGCCATGACCCGCGTTATGCGCGACTTGGCTCGAACCTCAGTCTACGGCGTGGCCGTAGCCCCCACTTCTTCCAAACCCGGCATGACCCGTGGTATGCAGCAATGGTTGAAGCTCTCCGGTGGAATCAGCACCAACGTTTCCGGTGCCTTCACCGAAACCACTTTAAAGACCATTCTCCAGACCATCCGGAACGCAGGCGGTATGCCCAACGCTATCGTCATGTCCGTTGCCAAAAAGTTGCTCTTTAACGCCTTCACCGGCGCTGGAGTGACCGCAGTCAACTTGGATGCCAAGCAGAACTCCGCAGGGAGAATCCTTGACTCCTACCTGGCTGACGGCTTCGGAGCTATCCCGGTAATTGTTGACCTGGATATGCCTGATGGCGAAGTCTACGTGGTCAACAGCAACAAGTTGAGCAAAGGCTGGAAGCAAGCTGACGAATTGCGCTTCGCAGTCGAGACCAACGTCAACAGCCGCGAAAACAAGCAGACCTTGCAGGGCAAGTTCGGCTTGGCGGTTGAAGGCATCGGCACCGACCACGGCGCTTTGATTGGCCTTAGCTAGAACCAAACCTTGAAAGGAGAGCGGCCTCTAAAACCGCTCTCCTCTTTCCATAATTAAACCCACCAACAATGCCAAAGAAACCAATTGAAGAGGCTTCTGCTCAGACTGATGCTCAGCCGACTGAAGCCCCTAAAGCAAAAGCCCCTAAAGGGGTATTCTTCTACTGGATCAAAATTGAGAGCTACATCACTGATGAAGTGATTTGGAAGCCAGGCCTGTACCAGACCAGCGAGAAGATTGCCCGTCTGGCAAAGTCGCCGTTGGCCTATGTGGAAGTCTTTGAAGACGAAATCCCAGAGGTCATCCTTTCAGAGATTGCCAAACGCTACGGCATCGCCACTGAATACGTGGTAGACGGCAAACGCAAAATCAAACCAGCCGAGGAAATCTTGGCCACCTTAGTCGTAAGCAAATAGAAACTATGCCAAAAACTCAAATGGTTTCCATCTTCGACCCAGCCGCCAACGCTTTCCGCGAGGTGACGCTCGAAGTCGCGCTCCAGTTTATTGAGAGCGCCAAGGAGCTTGAGGCTCGCCTCAACGCCTCCGTAGAAGAAGACCAGTAATCAAACAAATTCAATGGACAAACTTTCCACTGACAAAGTGAACTACTTTACCCGGTGGGCAATCGCCAAACACAAAAACTGCGAGGCCTGCGGCCCCAAGGCTGCATGCAACCACAATCCGGCTTACGAGGTTGTCAAGTTCGATATGAACATGCTCCTCAACGCCGGCATCAACGTGCTCTGGACGCTCGTCTGCTCATCTTCCGGCACCAAGTTTGACAACACCAACGCCTACCTTGGCGTTGGCGATAGCTCCACTGCGGAATCTGCCGCCCACACCGACCTCCAGGCCGCGACCAACAAATTGCGCAAGGCAATGGATGCCACCTACCCGACCTACGGCACCAGCCAAAAAGCCACCTGGAAATCCACCTTCGGCGGGAGTGACGCCAACTACGCCTGGAATGAGTTTGGCGTGTTCAACGCGTCAACCTCTGGCACTATGCTCAACCGCAAAGTTTCGGCGCAAGGCACGAAGACAAGCGGCCAGACCTGGGAGTTGACGCTGGACGTCACTTTGTCCTGATCCCCTTGCTTAACATCCTCACGTTTTGAACAGGCTTCTTTATTGCCCAGGCGATAGTGAAGCCTCTTCAGGATATGGGCGCTTATCATTCACCCAACAAGCAATGAAATACTCCCTCTTCATAGGCCGTTGGCAAGCTCCACAAGCTCTCCACGATGGCCACAAAAAACTTATTCAGAAAGTGTTGGACGAGGGCAAGAATGTTTGCATAGCCATTAGAGATACGGAAGTTGACGAGAAAAACCCGCTCACCGCCGAGAAGCGCAAAGAACTAATACAGGCAATCTTTCCCCAAGCCAAGGTCATTGTGATACCAGACATTGAAGAAGTCATTTACGGGCGGGATGTGGGTTGGGGAATTAGGGAGACACGCCTTGATAAAGCAACTGAGGCCATTTCTGGCACAGAACTAAGGAGGCAAAATGCTCAAGGCAGTAATCTACCGAATCTACTCGGTAATAATCCTTTACCTGCTAACCCGTTCGGTGAAGCTGGTAATGACCATAGAGCTGGTTAAGCTGTTTCAATACTATTTATTTGACAGAGCCTATGCTTACCTGGATAACAGGAAACTCAAAATCCGGCAAGACAACTCTTGCCAAAACGATTATAGCCTCGGACGGAGGCATACTGCTTGACGGCGATTCTATGCGGGGGTGCTGGACACTCGGCTTCTCGAAGGAAGACCGAATTGAAAACAACCTCCGCATAGCCAAAATAGCCAAGATGCTTGATGCCCAAGGTTTTAACGTAGTAGTTTCCACCATTTGCCCCTATAGAGAATTAAGAGAACAAGTTAATAAGATTTGCTTTCCCCGCTGGATTTACCTAAGCGGCGGGATAGTAGACAAGGATTATCCCTATGAACCCTAAACCATTTTTAAACGGCTTCCCCAAAACAGGCAACCACGCACTCCTAAAGGCTTGTGAGCTTTTGGGCGTTCCGGCCAAAGTTAGCCATACAGCTTTTGAGGCTGGCGTACCGCAAGGCTACACCCATAACATCTTTATAAAGCGAGATCCAAGAAATGTGATTATTTCCAAACTCCGAATGGACAAGCACGCCGTCACGCCGGGAACCTTCTTAACAAGGTTTAGGGCGTGGCAAGAGGAATCGGTGCGGGTGATACCAGTTGAGGGACAACCTGATTATGTTGTTGTGACACCAGAAATTTCCACGATAGCCGCTATGGCCGAATACGAGAGCTGGCTTGCCGACCCGAATACTCTTGCTATTCGGTACGAAGACCTGATTGCCTCTGATGTGGTAATGAAACAGATAGCCGACTACTTAGGTGTTCCTTACATTGACGGAGCGTTTGAAGAACTGCCCGGCTACACGATTACTTGGAACGAAGAACACTCTGATTACAATACGATTTGGACACCGCAAGTTCAACAGGCGTGGGCAGCCGAGGGCGGGAATGAATTACTAAGCCGATGGGGATACCAATGAAAACTCTCGCATTAGATTTTGACGGCGTAATTCACCGATACAGCAGGGGATACCAAGACGGAAGTATTTATGACGAACCCATAGAGGGGACAAAAGAGGCTTTAGAAAAGTTGAGCCGACAGTATCGTTTAGTAATTTTCACCGCCAGAGATATTACGCCGATAATCCAATGGCTTGCAAAATATGGCCTTGAAGAGTTTATAGACGAAATCACCAACCAGAAACCACATGCCATAGCCTACATTGATGACCGAGGTGTAAGATTCACCAACTGGAAAGATATCACCAACTATTTTTATTCAAACAGCTAATATGGAAATCTTAGTTAGGGTAGTAGACAAATACCAGCCCGACCCGGAAAAAAACCACCTTGTTTCTAAACGGGGGGATGTTATTGCTGTTTGTCCTGACGGCTGGGGGTGGAGTTTGGAGGAGCGCACCAGCCCTGACTGGAGGATTATCAGCAGTCCTATATTAAATACATTTGCCGAAGTCCTGATGCAGACTGATTTGCTAATGTCGGGGCGCCTAAAACGCCGCAGACAGTGGACTTTAGACTTTTCTGTGCTTCCCAACCCTCAGCTTTTTGAAGGAGGCAGAACGCAAGAGATTATACCGGTGTCCCGCCTAAATATGGCAAAAGCAACACTAAAGAAAACCTAATGGCTTTAATAAAGAAGACTGTAGGAAGTGGTGGCCGTGACTATTCCATGTTCCAATCGGCCGAAGATTCCATTCCCGCGAGTATGGGGAGTGATTCATATTGGCTTGCTCCGTGGAATGACTCCGAGTTTTCTGTCGCGGGTAATGCTTTGACGCTTGCGGGTTGTTCTACTGGGCCATCGAACACGATTCTCGTAAAGCCTGACACCGGTCAAGCTTTCTACGATAACGCAAACGTCCAAACCAACGCACTGAGATACAACCAGGCTAATGGGGTAGGTATAAGAAGCACAAACTATGGCGGAATTACTGTCACGGTGAGCGAAGACTATGTGACGTTAGATGGGCTTCAGATTTCCCATTCGTTTAACCCGAGTGCCGTTTTGTATGAACCGAATAATTCTACGTCCCACAACGTATTCAAAAACCTGATTATTGAGCAGAGAGACACCTCAGGTTCTGCTGCTATGAACTTCAGATGTGCGACATTAATTAATAACCTGGTTATCTACAATGGTCCGGTCGGCCAAATGGCTATTTATATACCATATCCTTCGGGTGCGAATATCACCAACATGACAGTAGTTCGTCCGTCTAACCGTTCCGCTTCCACCACTTATGCGATTTGGACAAATGGCACTTCCATACCTATAAAGAATACTGCCGTCTTTGGGTTTAACTCCATGGTCAACGACAGCACGAAGTTTACCGGTTCAAACAACTGTTCGGATAACACTATTGGTTTTGGCACTTCAAACCAACAGTCAAAAACTTATGCTAGTCAGTTTCAAAACACCAGCTCCTCTACCGCCGACTTTCGCTTAAAGACCGGAGCTGACTGTATAGACAATGGGACAACCGACACCGCTTCCTCCCCTGACATAGCAGGCACTACAAGGCCGCAGGGTTCGGCCTACGATATAGGGTGCTGGGAATTAGTGGCCTCTTCGACTGCCAAATCGGTCTCCGACACCGGTTCCGGAGCTAATACTGTGGTGGTGCGAGCCAAATTGACTCTCACCGATACCACCAGCGGAGCTGATGCTCCCGCGCTCAAGGCTCGTCTTGGCCTCTCTGAAACCGCCTCAGGAGCCGATTTAGCGACTTTCAAAACCAGACTTGGTCTCTCCGATGCGCTGTCGGGCGCTGATTCTGCCTCCCTTCTTACCAAACTCAATCGTTCAGACGCTGGAGCAGGAGTAGAAGTGCTTGCTGCTGCCATTCGCTTTGCCCTTTCAGATGCGGCACACGCCGCAGACGTCGTTTCCTTCCTCGCGAGGTTTGCAATCTCCCAAACAGGAGCAGGAACCGACAACACTTCCGCGCTGGTCAAGGTTCTGAACAGTGATGTGGGACTAGCGTCAGACCTCCTAACAATTCTCCGGCGTGTCTTTTCCTCAGACACAGGCACGGCAACAGAAGCTCCCAAGCTATTGGCAATCGTTTCCATCAATCAAGTTGGCAGTGGAACCGACAACCTATATACTAATGCCAGCCTACAACAAAAATTAGTATCTGATACAGGTGTCGGAGCGGATGCACTACTGCTCTTATTCCACATCGCAATCTCTGATGTCGCCTTGGGTCAGGAAGTTATAAATCTTCTTACAAAACGCGTCATCGCCGACACGACATTCGGAACTGACATTGCGTCGGTTGTTGCCAAGGTAACCAGAAGCGATGCTGGTGCCGGTGCAGAGACCATCAAACTTCTTCGCAAGATTGTGGCAGTTGATTCTGGGGCAGCCGTAGAAGTCCTGACTTTGCTGGCTGCGTTGTTCATCCGGGAAACAGGTAGTGCTCAGGAGGCCATCCGCATCTTTGCACATCTATCTGTTTCTGATCTCGCAAGTTCATCTGACTTCATCCGGGCGCTAGAAGCTGTCGCAAAGCGATATATCCCGAGGTCATTTAGCTCTTCACGCGATTTATACACTCCGGAGAGTCTATATAAAACTAATTAACCGTTGACATATGTCAAACTACACTACAAAAGCAAAAGTTGAAGATTATCTCGCTATTAGCATCAGTAATGTCCTCGATGCCTCTGTTGCGGCGTGGATAGAGGCGGTCTCCGACTATATTGAAAAAATAACTGGAAGGAGCTTTACTCCAGCTGACACCTTCACAGCGCGCAAATACGACGGCAGTGGAAATGAACGGCTCACAGTTGATGACTTCACGGAGATTCAGAAGCTGGTGGTAGATGGCGCAGAAATTTCCTCTGGCGACTACTTCGTTTATCCGGCCAACAAAACCCCTAAGACAACTATTGAGCTAAAGCGCGGCCTCTCACGTAATTCCAGGCAGGTAGTTTCTCAGAGCTTCTATCAGTTCACTGATGACCAGCAGAATGTAGAAGTGACTGCCAAATTCGGTTATGGCACTGAAGTTCCCAAACCCATCGAACTAGCGGCCACGAAGTTGGTCGGAGGCATCATCAAAGAATCCGTTGGGGACAAGGACATCAAAGAGCTGACTTCCGAGACATTGGGGGATTACCAAGCTAGCTACGCCAAAGTTAAAGACATAGCTCACGCCCTCTTAATCGACGACCTGCTTAAGCCCTTCATCAAGGATGACGGCAGGCCGAAGCTGGGGGTAATCCGACTATGAGCTTCGAAGCGCTCCTAACTGAAAAGTGTACTATCCAGTCAAAGACATCCGCGCAAGGACAATCCGGGCAAGTCGTTTTCAACTGGACTGACAAGGCCACTGACGTGAAGACCAGGATGGTCGCCCAGAAGACGCCTCAGGTCTTTGGCGACTTGGGAAACTACACTATAGCGTCGTATAAATTCTACTTCCTGGCCACAACTAACATCTCCGCAGCTGATAAAATCATTCTCGACGGCGAGCAGTATGAAGTAGTCATCGCAAGCAAGGACTCCTCCAAACACCACATTGAAGTTGGCGCTAACAAACTAAGCTTCGACTAATGTTCAAAGCTACCGTAAAGATACTCCAAAAGATTGACATCGAACGAAAAAACACCCAGGCCGTTGACAACCTGATGCCCGCTCTGGCCTTGATGTTTGAGGCCGAGGCAAAGAGAAACACGCCGGTTCAGACCGGACGCCTGCGTAGCGCGATGAAAGGAGCCAGAACCGGCTTCTTAACCGCTGAACTCTCCAACAATGTAGATTATGCCGTTTATGTGGAGTTTGGTACCGCTCGAATGGCACCTAGGGCGATGATTCGCAGAGCGGCCATCATGATGAAAGACAAAGGCCTCAAGTTTATAAAAGACAAACTAAACTCGCTCTAATGATTGAAGAAGGACTATTCACGGCTCTCAAAACTCACGCAGGGATAGCCGCTAAAACACAAAACGGCAGTGCTTTTCACATCTATCCGCTGATACTTCCCGAGGGTGTGGCGTTGACTAATGGATACGCCATCAGTTATACAGAAATTAGCCAGACGCTCAACTATCCCACCGCCCGACAATCTATTTTCCAGATAAATTGCTTCGCCGACACATTTGAAAAATCGCGCGACTTAGCCAATGATGTTGATGACGCGCTTAACGATATGTCGCCTACCAAGCTCGGCGGAACCGCTCCTGTCTCTTACGTGAAGTTTGACAACCGTCAGTCGCTCTACGACCACAATGCCAAGCTCTGGTATTTCGTGGTTCAGATCAGCATTAACTTCTAGCTATGGCAAGAACTATTAAAGATAACAAACCCATAACAATTAATCAGCAAGCTGGCGAAGGCAAAGTGGAGCTTATCTGCATCCGCAACACCTTCCTGCCCGATGGCTCGTTCGTAGGCAAGGATAGCCGGATTCTGGTCGATTCCGACTTTGCCGAAAGAGTCTTCCAAGAGCAGAACCCCAGCTTCATAAAGGCATAATCTAAAAAACCATGCAAACTACAATCCAAAAAACAGAAGCCATTCGCAAGGGCTCGGTAAAAGTCCAAATCGGCGATGACTTCCTTTCCTTAGTGGACATCGGTGCCATCCGCACGCCGAAGATAACTTCTTTGGCGGAACCTCAATCCATCAAGTTTGACAACGCTGCCGAACTCAAACAGTTCGCCAATGGCGACAAGGTCAAGTTTGACTTTGTGCTGACCGAAATCAACCTTACCAACCTATCTAAGTTTGACGGCGGTATGGTCACCCTTTCCACCGTTGCGGGCTCCGCCACTCCGGTGACCAACGAAGCTCATGGCACCGGCTGGACTCAAGGCAAGCCGATTAAGTTTGGCAACAAGAATGGCGACAACACCATCGTTTCCAGCATTGTTGTCAAAGGCGGTGGCAGCACCCTTGTCCTCAACACCGACTATCGCACCTACCTCTCTGACGGCACCAACGGCGAATTGGGCTACGCATATGTCGTACCGCTAACTGCGCAGGCGGGAGCTATTACCTTCGACTACTCCTACACTCCCAATGCCTCCAAGAAACTCGTTTTCAACAACTCAGGCACCAAGACCCTGAAAGCCTTGCGTGTCATCAATACCGATGCCAACGGCAAGAAGTTCCAAATCGACATTCAGAACTGCACCAACATGCAAGCTCCGGCCATTGACTTTGCCGGCGACGTTGATGCGGAAGTTGCCACCTTGCCAATCAGCTTGGAAGGCTACTTCGTGAGTATTACTGATGAACAGCAAACTACCTAGTCATTAAGCCAGCGCACCACCTATGCCCAAA